CTTCAAATGAAACTCCAGCATCTTGAGCAACAGGACCAACATAGTTGAAGGCTACCCTTAATTTCTCAATATCCAATTTGGATTTGTTTACAGCAGTTGCAAAAACATCAGCTACGTGAGTAGAATTTTCAGCAGAAATGTCAAATACACTCATAGCTGTGGAGACTAAATCTACTGATTCAGCCATCCCAGAAAGAGTTCCTGTAGCAAGATCTGATACAGCCTGGATAGTTTTTACAGCCTCAGAAGCAGAAAAACCAGCCTGTCCAAGAATTGTCATGCCTTGAGCAACTTCAGCAGCAGAAAATTTCGTATTTTTGGCAACTTCAATTATCTTGTCACCCATTGTAGAAACTTCTGCTCCTGTGGCACCAGTAATAGCTTGAAGATCCTTTAAAGATTGATCAAAATCAATTATTACTTGCATTCCTCCTACAAAAGCAGCTTCCAACTGCATAACGGAGTCGGCAATAAGTCTGTATTGGATGTAGTTCGTTAATCGTTCACCAAATCCTTTAACTTTCTGTCCAGAAGACTGTGCAGCATTGCCTACATTTTTAAAACCGTTCTGTATCTGCTGAAATTGAGGAAGAACTTGACTCAACTGAGTGTTCAGATTACGCAAATCTTGAGCTAAAGATGCAAAACTCTTCAGTGTACCCGATTGTTCGAGCAACTTGATAGCCGCTGATAGATCAGTTATTCTCTGTACTATATTCTGAATATTGAGCTTCTCAATCTGTTGCAAGCCCCTTACAAACTTGGCTATACCTGGAATTTCAATTCCACCAAGTTTTCTCAAGGAAGCTCCAAGAGAATCAACATTGGCAGAAATTTTGGAAGCAGGATCTATGAAATTCTTCAGATCCTGCATTCCCTTAACCATTTTAGAGACATCTGGAGCTTTTACACCGTCCAAAGACTTCATTGATGCTGCAAATCCGTTTACAAATGGTATAACCTTCGGATTTACAGGCATATTCACCATAGTTTTAAGTGAATTTGCAATAGCAGGGAGGCTAGGAAGAGTTAAACCTGAAAGTGCTCGTAAGGGTCCGAGAATACCTTTCAGGTTTGTTGCTGCTTGATTTATATTTATTGTGGCATCGGAAAGTTTTATCAATCCGTTAGCCATTTGCAGAACACCGGGGAGACTTATACCTGAAAGTTTCCTTAACTCAATATTCGTTTGTGAAAGATCAGGCATTTTCCCTACTTTCGCAAGTGAACTCAATCCGGCAGCAAGATTGGTTATATCAGGAAGCTCTACTTTATGTAGAGCTTTGAGGGAATTTAAGGCAGGTACAAGGTCACTGGATACCTTAATACTTGATAAAGCAGTCCCAAGCTTTACAACAGACTCAGAAAATGAAGCTAGTTTATTGGAAACACCTAAAAAAGATTCAGATACCTTTTTAAGCTGTGTAACAACATCCCCTGTTACCAAAAGCTTAATTTCAACTGTCTTATTTACATCAGCCATTATCGTCTTCCTTTGAATATTTCAGCTAATCGAACCCAGTTTTTCTGGATCTCTTCTCTTTCCTGCTCTGGAGTTGGTTTAGGCTTAACAGACTTCTCAATATCCTTCAAGATTCCCTGAAGTCCCTTGTACTTGAGATTGTTCCCTAACCAAGCCTGAGAAAGCCTGTCAGCTTTCTCATGAGCTTCTTGGATAACGATAACTTTTATGAATGCCCCAATTTCGGACAATGAGTAACTTTGTATATGCGACCATGCGTGTCCATGCTCGACAAGTTTCTGGATTATTTCGGTAAAGCCTGATCCGCTTTTTTCAGAAATCCGATTTTTTCCAGAAGAGTTGTCAAGCTCCCGAAGTTTTTTATGAATTCATCCTTTGATCGGAGATTCACTTCAAGACACTTACTGACGAGAGCAACCAGAACATCAATAGGAAGCAAGTTCAGATCGTCAACATGGATATCTGATACTTCCTCAAGAACTTCTGGACATTTTATAAGCAAAGTTTCTGCGATGATTACAAGCTTTTCAGGCTGTTGGAAATTTTCTTTCGTAACACCGTCTGCTTCAAGACTTGCAAGCAGGGCTTTCAGTTTTCCGACAATCAACTTGTACTGAAGGAGTCCTAATGGACGAATGGTTACACTGGATGTTCCGATGGTGAACTCTTCACCGGGGAGAATTGAATCGAGGTCGAGGTCTAAGCGTTTGCGAGCCATGTTACTATCCTTCTTTTGAGTTTAAGAACTTCAGGGATATATTTCAATCCCTGAAGTTTATTGTACAGCTTCTTCTTTGTTGCTTGCCGAAATTACATCAAGATATCCATGTACGGAGAATCTGCATGTCCAACGGAATCTTTCAGAATCTCACCGGCAAATCCAAGGGTGGACCAATCTTCACCGATCATTGCCGTATCGCCGGTCGGAGTCAATGAACAACGCCAAATTTGGATTTCCTGTTGAGTACCGGCAGGGTTGTCCGAAACGAACCGAAGGAAACCCTCAACCTGAGTCTGCTTGAACGCCTTGACTTTGGTATAGGTCACTGCTGCACGGGTGTAACTGACAAGGATGTTGTCCCCTTCTACAATATCACCGCCTTCAGCAGTGGTGCGGATATAGATACGACCAATCTTGTCATCCTTCAAAGATGTGTCAATGACATAATCATCACCGTTCACATAGGTCGGAGAACCCCCGACTTTCTTGACAACAACAGCAGAACATCCACGATACAGAAGGGCCAAACGAGTTCCTGGATGGGCTACATGAGGCTCATCCACAATCGCTTGAGAAGTCTGAGTAACAGACTCCATATCGGCCAAAGTCAGAAGGGCAAGGTTCTCAGCAGTAATTTCGTCCAGAGTAAAGGATACGCCGGGAGTAATCTGGGAGATGATCTCCTTATCCTTTGCACGAAGACCGCCACGGGAGCTGAAGTGCTCCAATTTTTCCAGCGACATGTTAAAGGCGAATGACGGAGCATTGCCGAGGTCACGTTCACCAGTGTACAGTCCGGAAGTAAGATTTTTTCGGTTGAAATAGACGATACCCTTACCAAGGGTAAAGTTTTCAGTGCTTGGAGACTGAGCCATTTTTATTCCTCCTTAAAGTTAAATTATGTCATCGACATAAACAAGTGTTATTACGAAAATCATTGCCACTATTTCTGGCACATTGTAACCTATTGGACCTTCTGTACGTTCTTCATACATGTATGTGGAACCATCAATGTTCCCATCCACATCCTTCAATGGGTGTATGTCTGCCAGAACTGCGGCACGTACTTTCTTGTAAATCTCAAGGATCTCAGAATCAATATGGCACACAATCTCCAAAATAACTTCTAAGGATCTTGTGTTACCTTCTCCCTTTCTGGTAGGGGAAGCTGCTCTCGAAGATCTTTTTACAATAGTATCAACACCGTCCGTCATAAAGCATATCGGCATTTCCTCTATCTTAGCTGCTGAAGTCGGAGTCCTCTTGAATGTTTTCAATCCAATAGTAACTCTGTCAGCTTTGATCCTTTCATAGATCTCTTCGCAAGCATCTACCCGCTTTTTCATAACAATCCTATGATTCTGTCAGCAAGTGTTCTCGCTAACTCTTTTTTTCGTTTATTGTTGTAGTAGATGGTCAAATTGATAGCACCACCTACCCCATTCTCAAAAACGTGTCCCATTGGGCTTTTACCACCGGCCCAAACTCGATTATTCCTAACGATGAGTTTCTGGGATTTCCTTTTTCCTTTGGGGTAGTACCAGGGAGCTTGCCCAGGTTCAGCACCTTCCTCAAGATATATTCCGTAAGGAGTTCTATTCTCAATTTTGGTTGCTGCTATTGTATCCCCACTTCTTGCCGTTCTTTGAAGCCTCCATCCTTTACTGTACGTTCCGCTATCTATAGGCGCTCTTTTTCGAATATCATTCATGATGCTCTGAGATTCTACAAAAAGATTTATTCCTATGACTCCTTGTACACGATTTGACATCTGTTTCATCGTGAGCGCAAAATCATGTATGCTTACCCTAGACATTCTTTACGTCCCTCAGAAGTATCAAATAGAGAGCTTCAGCAGGATCAGTATCAGACGCAATTATGTTAAATTCAGAAGTGTAGCTTTTGAACTGAATTTGAAACTTGTCCGAATTTCTAACCCTGATACTATTTGCTGCAATGTCCTTTCCTTTCACCATCACTATCGTATCTGACGGCTGGATCTCGGTGTAAAAAGAAGTTTCCTTTTTGTCATCTTGAGATAACCCATTCACGATCACTTCCATTGAATGCTCTTTAGGAGCTTCATCATCACCCCACCCGGATTCTTCTGGCCGAACAATGTACTTTCCAGGCTTTACAAGATCCTTAAATACCTGAAAAGCAATATCGACAGCCGATTCAAAAAGGGTGTCAAGTCCCATTATGCCCTCATCAACCTTACCACACCAATTGATCCATTGCTTATAAACTCAGCCAACAGACTACGGATGTGTTCAGGTATTACTTTAGATTTGGTGCTATCAATCCCAGCAGGAGTAGCCTTAATAAACAAGGGTCCTGCTTTTACTTGCTCAATCCCAGCCATTGCACTATCAGCGGTTCTGTCTGCGGATATAAATGACTGAGCGAGTTCAAAAGTTGCATACTTTACTTCTTGGGGGATTATACTGTCAGACACTTCATATCCGTTGGATAGAATAATACCTACCCTCGGAAACTGCATACTCTGTAGATCAGCAGTTTTAACCCCCTTAAAGGTCAACATCCAATCAAGCATCCTGGAAGCAGTAATAAGTGCGGAGCTTTTGTCAGTAACGGATTCCCACGAAGAATGAAGCCTATCCTCAAAATACAGATCAGCCTCTTCCTCAGTAACATAAGAATTTGCTATAAGAGATCCTACTGTAGCATCCAACATATCTTATTCCTCTTTTGAAACAATTTTCTTCAGGATCTTTTTCGGGGCAACAGATTCCTCTGATTCAGGGACTTCCTTTACTTCAGGAAGCTCTTTGGTTTTTGACCACCCCTCTTCCAAAAACTGAGGAACCTGCTCTTTATCACAGTACACTTCCTGTCCATCTTTATACAACCACATGTGGTTTCCTCCTTTAACAGTTTAAACTACGATGACTACAGTTGATTAATAACCAGCAAGCAGAGTTACCCGACGAGGGTCCATCATGAATGCGCCACAGATAAGATCCATAGAAAGAAGGGTGACTTTGTGGACTTGGTCATAACCTTTGACGATACGTACACTGATGCCGTTATTGGAAGCAATGGCAGCAACTTTATCGCCGGGGAGATCGAGCATCGGGAACGCAACTCCGATGGACAAAGAGTCCATAATGGCACCGTGATAGGTCAAGTTCTGACCGGAACCGATTACAGTAACAGCGGCATTATCAGGAACGATTTCGGTAATCGGATGAGCCAACGCTACGGCTGTTACGCCAGTAAGGGCAGCAGTAGTGGTTTTAACAACTACAGGACGTTTAACACCAGCAATTTTCAGACGATCACCTGCAACAAATGTGTTTGCAGATCCACCGTCGATAGTGAGAGTTTCAACGCCGATCTTGTTGTTCGGGAAAACACCGTTTACGGCAACACCGTTATTGGTCAGTGCTGTACCAGTTCCACAGGTATGTGCAACGGCATTGGTCGGATACGACAAAGACGAACTGAAGTCCATCGCCATTGTACGACCCATCTGAGCATTACGGAGAGCAGTTTCACCGTCAGTACCACGGGTCTGGGATTGGTTGAACCAAGTTTGACCGAGAAGCATGGCCTCAACATCACTGTCAACCAGACAGAACCGATTCGGGGAAAGCTGTTGGATTATAGCCGCTTTACGGGCCAGGGCGATATCGGCAGCAGATTCAAACAAGGCATCGGAAACATAAAGACCTTGAGCTTGGAGAAGTTTCGATCCAAGATAGATGTCGATGGTTTCGGCAAAATCGTACATAGCCGGTTTCAGAACCTGATCGGAAAGATTGTCGAGATCCATAGCCTCTTCACGGGCGGTAATCTCAACGGAGGTATCAAAGAATTTTTCGATGGTGAGAGCACGTTTCGAACCAAGGATCTGTTGCGGTTCAACAGTTCCGGTGAACTCTTTGGTTTTGTACTCGCCATGAGTTTTGAAAGATACAGTGTCGCCGACTTTCCAGCCGTTTGAACGAGTAGAAAACTCACTGGTGATATCTTTGGCACAAAGGGAGCCGATGATCAGTGAATTTTCCAAGTGATGAAGTGCTTCTTGAGCGATTACATCCGGATGATCCCAAATATTGGACATTTTTTCCTCCTTAAAGGTTTGTTTGATTTTGTCACTGGCTCAAACAAAAGGGGGCCAGTGAACTTTGATAGATAAAAGTTTCCCGATGGACCCCCAAGGTCGGATGCTTCTACAAGAAGCAAAATGGGATTTTACAACTAAGTGTTTAGTTTGTATTCCAACCCAAACACTGTTCTGCTGCCAATCTATGACAAACAGCTTCTTCAAAACTACTAAACCTACCTAAGTATATATTTTTATTTAGGTGTTTAATTCTAGCGTTCCACTTACCATTAGAAAAACCCACCCCTTTCACTCCAGAAGTATTGTCTTTTCTAATTCCTGTATTTTGCATGTTCTGTGACTGTGAAACATCCCTAAGATTATTCCAACTATTGTCACTTTTTATTCTATTCCAATGATCAATCTGTTGAGGAAATTTTCCAGTTTTTCCCAACCATATCAATCTGTGTGCTCTATAGGTAGTCCCATTGATAGTAATTACAACATATCCTTTGGAATTTAAGCTTCCTGCAATGTCTCCCTTCTGAACACCACTTTTACTTATTTTCCACCTAAGAATTCCTGTTATCTTATCATAGGACAACTGTCTTCTGACTTCTTTTTGCGTAATCATCATAATCTCCATTATGACACTCAACTAGGAAGTTGCAGAAGGGAGTGAGTGGCTCCTTTTCGACTCATGAATCTATCTGCAACCGTTACCAAGGTCAAATGTTCCAACAAGGAACAAGATGGAAATAAATTACATACTACGTCGAGATTGGTACTACGTCAAGAAAAAAATAATTCTCGTTGATTATTTTTTCCCTCTTGCTTCTTTCTGTTTGTCTCGCAGTTCTCTGAAAAGAGCAGAATCGCCAGATTTTGCAGCAGCAGCAATTTGATCGTCAAGATCATTGGCAGTAGAGAATCCAGGATTCAATTTGCCGCCTACAGATCCAGGCCAGTAATGGGGAGAGGTCTTTTTGAGACTCTCAATCCAGTTATCCGGAGTCATTACCTTACCGGCAATCTCACGGAGTTTACCGGATGCATCTCTGGACTCAACTGTTTTTTCATCGTCACCGATATGGAACAGTTGGCGACCCTTGTTCAGAACATCTTCCATCGCTTCAGGGAGGACTTTGGCATTCGCCGCAGCACGACGAAGTTCCAGATCCCGAACGGTATCACTGTACAGAGATTTATATTTTACAGCAGTCATCTCACCATTTTCAGCCTTGGTATTCAAAGCTTTGATGTCCTCTTCGAATTGCTGAGTGGCCGACGAGACTCTTTTCTGGATTACTTCTTCAAACTTTCCGTCACGGATCATCTGGAATTCTTCGTTCCCATTGATCAGTTGCAGAGCTTTAAGAGCTTCTTCAGGATCTTTTATATCCTTGAACTTCTCTTGGAGCTTCTTCTTTTCATCAAGAAGACGATCATGATTCGCTTTCAAAGCAGAAGTGGATTCAGCTACAAGCTTCTCCAATTCAGTTTTCATTTCGACTTTTACACCGTCAATAGACTTGGTGTAATCATCTTGGGCTTTTTGTCTCAAATCAGGATCTTCAATGTACTCAAACATGTTACTACCTCCACAGGAGTTTTGTACCCTTCAAGGGTATTAAGAGTTTTCAACATCGGATTTCTCATTACCTGAGATTTCCTTTGCTGAAGGTTTCGCTGATACATTACCAGCTTTTGCTACAGGCTTTACTACAGGTTTTCCATTTTCATCGAATTCTTGTGCTGCTTTCTCTTCTACTTTATCCAATCCGAGTTTCTTTTTCAACTCTTTATTTTCCTCTACCATCTTCAGGTATTCCTCCAAGTTCACAGTTTGATCAAGAAGGCCAGAAGAAACAAGGTATTTATGGACTATTGCAATTGGAATAATTCCTGATTCTGCAAATCCAGTTACCAATTCTTTCAAGAGAGCAGCATCAGGAATGCCGAATGTCAAGGATGTTGGAGCATCAATTACAACGGACTCTTCATCAAGTCCAGCCCACTTACACATCATTTTCAATCCCTTGGTCAAAGCAGTGAGTGCCGAGAGATATACAGAGTACAAGGATGCGGATTGAGTAGCTTGACGAATTCTCAAAGCTTCAGCAGCTTCGACCCCTTTACGAGAATCGAGAATAGCAACACCGTGACGTATAGCTTCTTCATACAACGAGGTTATATGACTCGAAACGTGTGTTAATGCTGCCGTATCTGTCTGAGTGTAGAATACTCTTGCCTGATCATTCGGTATAACGATCATTACTGAGGAACCTACAACATTCGGAAGGTTTCCATCATTCATGGCACCTACAACAACAAGGGTAGGATTACATGAAAGGAATTCACTGTTCGCAAGATCAGCTTCTTTTCTGTAGATCTGGATTGAGCAGTTCGCTACTGAAATAAGAGGGATTGGCTGAATGTTAAAACTGTTGTTTATTGATCCTGCAAGGAACAGAGGGATTTCATCAAGAGTTCTTCCCATGAAAGTAGGCTCTACTTCACTTGTGAACCCTTTAACTCCTTCTTCACCGAAAGAAGTTATCTTGTAGATCTTGGTGGGCTTTCCATCCAAATCTGAACCATCTTCAAGGTGCATGATCCTGTAAACATCATTTACGGAGTGTGAAAAAATATCAGAAGATCCTTCCCCCTCTTCCTTCATAACAGCAAGAGCAATACTTTTAACAGTATCCTTCAAGGCAGACTTCCAGTTAATCATATCCTCTGCTTTATACTGGACGAATCTGAATTGATTCAACTCAGAAACTATGTCTATTGCCAATGGAACCCTTCCTGTTTGGAAAGACTCAATGATAATATCCATAAACAACTGTTGGAGAGATCTACCGTCTTTAGTGGATTCCTTCTTAATGTATTCCAATTCAGTAGGAACATTGAATTCAGGAAGTTTCGTGATGATTACACCAAGAGCACCGGAAAGTGCATAAGGGGCAATCAATGGGAAGTGTGCTCGTTCTTTGTAAGAGTCATAAGACTTTGCATACGTACCGGACATACCTTCAGGTCTTGGAAGATATGTTTCCCCTTTTGCCTTAATGACTGTTTCTCCCTTCATGCAGTCCCGAACTCTACTCCACTCTTTCAATCTGGAGGTGTATTCAGGATGTTCTGTCTGAACCTTCTTAATGTCAACTCCCATCAGAGAGCTTTTCAGAACAGGAGTATTCCCTGAAGGAGCAATAGCGACACTACTTATTGTTTTGTATTTTCGTTTAGTTACCATTTTACATCCCCACTTTCCCCATTGAAAGGGACATCATTTTTCTGGAAATACCATAGCGTAATGCATCCATTGCATGGTCTTCCAAGTCACTGTCAATATCCTCTGGTTTCTTAGGATCTCTTTGCATCAATGGTAATGTCCTAATGTGATGTTGAGCTTGCTGTAGGAAGTAAAGATGTGGAGCTTCTAATTCTCCACGTAAAGCAGCTCCCAACATCTGTCTTATTAACGACCATCCTGCAACCCTTGAACCTGAACCTTTATGCGCTCTAAGCCAATGACATCCAAAAGTAGCAAGAGTCATTCCTATAGACTGTCCATCCTTTACATCATAAATGGATGTATCTGCTGGTCCAGGTTGAACAGTTAAACCGTACTCAGTTTTAATGGCTCTATCCATCTCAAGAACTCTTTCAGCTATTGTTTGGGATAATGCCATGTCTCCTTCGTTTACTTTACCTGTCCATCCGTATATTTCACTTATAACAATTATTGAGCCTTTTGGGATGTACGGAAAATTTGGAATCCCATCTGAGGGAGGTTGTTCCCCATTAGCTTCAACAAAATATGTAACAGCCCAAGGTTTCGAAGAACCCCAGTCAAAACTCCTTATACACTTCCAAGACTTAGGAATCAAGAAGTAAGGTAAAATATGTTTCTTAGGATTCCAAACATCTGTAAAAAATCCTCCGATAACAAGATCCCAAGAACCTTTTATCCAAGCCTTTCTGAGCATCTCATTATCTTGAGTCATCTGTATAAGTTTTGCCTTATACATTGGATCTGCTTTCAATAATGTGGTGTTCTCATTAAGATCGGAAAATATATGAGTCCTGGTAATTACTATTTCCGTAGGTACTAATTCTCCTTTATCATTCGGGAGATCAATGATCATTTTCTCCTTGAGAATTCTTCCTTCTTCTACAGCATCTATGAATCTGGATTTAACCCATCCATGTCCAGGACCAGAAGGGTTACAAGTTGCTCTGTACTTCTTTGGAATCAAAGGATTGGAACTTCTGTTACAGGACATCAATTTCAAATACACTTCAGGGACAGCATGGTTTGTTAATTCTTCCCATCCAATCCAAGGATATTCATGTCCATGATACTGATCATAATCCGCAAGAACCCTTGCATAGTTGAACCACAAAGATTCTCCAGAAGGGAACTTCCATTTCTTTGTAGCTTCATTGTACTTTGCTCCAGGGAACATTTTTGGAAACCACTTGTTTGCTTTCGCAATAACATCACCAAGTTCTGTAGTGGCTTCTCGAAGTAGCAGTCCTCTATAATCAGATCCGTATCCTACTCCAACTCCTTTCGCAAAGTCCATTAAAAGAACATCTGTTTTTCCACCTCCTCTATTCCCATCGAGAAGGACTTCCCAAACAGGACAGGTTAGAAATCTAACCTGTGCTCCTTTATGGGGTCTCCATGTAACCTGAAGCTTACCCATTCAAGATACTCCTGTCCTCAACAACTCCAGAACATGTGTGGAGTCTATCAGTAAGGACATCCTCTTCAATAATCCCATCCACAAATTTAAAAGGATTATTCTTAGTCCTTAGATACAGAGCTTTCTTCATGGAAGCTCTTCTATTTTCAGATATGGATTCTGTGCTCTTATTCAGTCCTATCTTTTTTACTGCTTCCCTGTATCTTAGTCCAATTGGAGAATTGTACCAATTATAGGAACTCCTTACTTTCACTTCCCTTGGAATCTTTTTAACCGCTTTACTGATGATTTTAATCCTCTCTTTACGTTTCTCTGGATTACTCATCACAAGAACAGTTCCAACCCCCGCAAAATATATTTTCTTGTACTTCCTATTCGGAGTCCAAGTAAAAGTTTCAGATGTCAATCGCTTCTTCGACATTATTTCTCTCCCATTCATCCATGGTCATAGTAGGTGGAACCAAAAGAACTCCATAAGAATTCTGATTAAGATTTTTACTCTCAATCTTATCCGACCACCCAAGCTTATTTCCAGTCAAGAACTTGTACAAGGATGTTTGGTAGAATCTATTCCCTAAATTACCTCTACCTTCATTGATCCACCAGGACTCAAACATGGCTCTTCCAATTTCAAAAGCCATATTAAAATCCTTGTATTTGGTAGTCCATGCTTTCAACGTATCCATGGACACTTCGAATTCAGCAGCAATCTCCACATCAGATAATCCCTGCCTACTTAAATTAATGTACTGAAGAGGATGCTCCGCTGGATTATATTTTGAACCAAATGGGATAACAGACAACTCCGAAACACTCTCCAATGGAACAGGAAGTTCTGGAGTAACTGCATGGATAGCACAAGCATTCCCTCTCCCTACGGCATTCCTTTCACACTGAGTCCCATCCTCAGTAATTGCAGCACACCTTTGTTTCTTATAAACAATCCTTTTCTTTACTGTCATTGGTTTAGAAAGGATCTCTTCAAGATTTCCTTTTCTCCTAAGCTTTCTCATCGTTCTCTCCAAGATTACGATCTTTTTGGATCTCCATCAAAGTATTGTTAATTAACTGTAATCTATCCTCTAACTCCTTCTTCTCCCTAAGAAGAAAATTCTCCTGAGTCCCCGGAGAATAGAATCGCAGCTTATTTAAAAATCTCTGTCTCTGAACATTATTCATATTCTATTTCTTACAGATCAGAATTCTTGAACTCTGAATCAATTACATCTCTCAAGAATGCATCTCTATAGCTTGATGTAAACTCTCTTGTATATCTCGAAATCATCAGTATCAAGAATACTCTTAATCATGCACTTCGTAACAAAATCCGAGAACCCCTTAGCATCATCCCTCTTCCATCTCTGAAGACAAACCTTCTCAATGAACTCCTGAGTCACTTGGTAGTAATCAGAATCGTACTTCTCCATCATCAGAATCCAAAGAGCAAGAATATTCTTTCTGAGAGTAATAGAAGTAGAAGGTGTAGATCCTCCTCCCATCCTAATATTAAACTTCACAGTATCAGAACTGATCTCTTTTATTCTCGGCCTTGTCATAAATCCTTTCCTTAATAATTCCTTCTTAATATGAATCGTATAATATATCTCCCAGGAAAGCATGTCAAATAAAAAACAGATTAAGTCAAAAAATAAAGTACGATTATACGACAGAAAGATCCTATAAAAAATTTTCCACATTCAGATAATCAATAATCATAAGACACTTTTGTTTCTGTATTTTATTTTGCACATGGTAGAACTTGAACTGAAGTAGAATTATACGACAAGGACTTTTCAAAAACTGAAACCTTGAAGGAGTGGGACCCCCCTTTTCTGGGGAAGGGGGCCTGGAAGACTTTTGTGCATTGTGTGCGTATTGTGCGTGAGTGTTTTTTTGTGTGCGAGCCCAGGCCCTGAACCAGGCGATGAGCCCAGGCCCTTGAGGGTGAACCGAGCCCAGGCGATGAGCCCAGGCCCTGAACCAGGCGATGAGCCCAGGCCCTGAACCAGGCGATGAGCCCAGGCCCTGAACCGATAACACAATAATACATAAAAGTAACACCGCACAAAAAAGCCTAACAGAACACAAAAAAGATTAAATGT